TAAATTAACACCTGCATCTTGTACAGCTTGTATCATTGTTTTATTATCTGCTGCATTTTTTATTCTTACAATATTTCCTAATAATGTTAAAGCACCTGTACCATTATCTTTAATATAAGAATTTGAGCCATCGTGATATATTTGTAAATCACTCGATGCACCCATTAAGATTTTACTAGAATCAGTAAACGTAATGTCATCTCCTGCACTTACAGCAATATCTTTTCCACTTGTTGTATTGCCGAATCCTAAGACTTCTGTTAAAGTATCTGTTTGTGAAAATTTAGTATCTACATATAATTTAACTGCTGCACTTGTTGGAACAGTAGTATCGTTATTAAAGTTTTGTATTCCGTTAGCTGCAGTCACAAATTGTGTTATAGTAACGCCTGTGCCTGTGTCTTTAAGCGAACCCCATTCTAAAATAGCACTTACTTTAAAGTCTCCTGCTGTGTTTAAAAACAGACCTGACTGGTTTCCTGAACCATCAGTCAATTCTCTTAACGATGCGTTTAATGCTACGTTATCAATAGTCTTTAAAAGACCAGGATATGTAACTGATATTTTAGTATTAAATAGAGTTGCCATTCTTTGATTTTTTTGTTTTGTTATTTTTAATCTTTTTTAAAAAGATCTTTAATTTCTTAATGTTTTCGTCTTTTATCTTGTACTTCATAAAACCCATCCGTTAAAGGTTGCGTCGTATGACGGATATATATCGTCGTTTATGTTGCTCGTGTATTCTGGAAATAAAACTTGATTAAAACTCATGTAATCTATAAACCTCCTAGAATACCATTCAGCGTTCGTTCTAGCCTTTTCAACTAGAAAGTCAACCTCATCTTTAGAAACAGTCTCTGCGTTCTCTGAGCGGTGTTTAAACATACCTCCGTTTCGTAATTGATAACTCGCAAAAGGAATATACTCGACTTGAGAGAACCAAATAAGCATTGGAACAATATAATCGTCTAGTAAAAGTTTCCATCTTGCGTTTGCAGGTACATCTATTCCCGCTACTATTGCAGCAGTTAAGCCTTCGTACATTTTAGTTCCTAAATAATTTTGTATATGAACCTCTTGAGCCAGTTTAATGAACTGTATATATTTGTCAGTATCGACGTTCCCGTCAATAATCGAATTTCTTACAAGATCTGTTCTATTTATAAATAATACTGTTGCCATAATTTCTTTTATTTTGGATATACCCCTCTGCCTGGTTGTCTGTCTGTAGCGATTCCCGCTTTTTTAGAACCTCTAGGAGACCTTAAATATGACTTTGGAATACTTCTAGTCTTTTTATAGTTGCCTAGGTTCTTAGATACCTCTGTTTGACTTTCTAACCTATACAATACACGAACCCATTTGTGCTGACAGAAAACACCACCCTTTAATTCAAAGATGTTATAATCCATACTGGGTTTATGTCTAAATTCTACGTTTACATCTTCGAAATAACTAGCTCTGTCAATATCCTCAATACGCCATACAGTCCCTTTGCTGCTCATCTCCATCATTTGTGTACAGAAGTCTCTTGACTTACCTGTTTTACTCATGCCTCTTGCATACTTGTAACGGATTTTATATAAACCGTTCTTTGAATCTAGATCACTATAAGCTGATCCGCCGTTTTTTGATGTTACAAAGTCTTTAAGCCCTACTATTCGCTTAATCTTAGAAAGCGTTGTTTCGGGTTTCTCTTTAATTAAAAAGTTAGCCCAATCCTCGTTACTATATTCAGACTCTTCGTCTAATTCGTCTACAACCTCCCAGTTGTCATCCATTTGAACACCTGTTTTTGCTAGAGATCCTAAGACTATTTTAACATTATCGCTAGATAGCTTTTCATGATTACAGGCATTGACAGGAATACAGTTCGGGACTTCTTTTCCGTCCTTCATTTTAGTTCCGTATTGCTCGTAACCGTCCCAACATGGAGCTTTTAAGTCTATAGCGTCATCATGATTTTCGCATGGCATGTAATACACTACGCCCTCAACCTCGTGTTCGTGATAACCTCCGCAACCGTCAGCCTCTGCTTTTGCAATAGCCTCTTCTTTTGTTTCGTATGCCTGTTTTCCGTCTATTTTTTTAAGACTAAACTTTTCCATTTCGACTCCTGTCTCCTCTTCTATGTCTTCTTTGTCTTGTATTGCACTATCAACCTCTGTAAACTCTAACGGCTGTAAGGTCGTAAAGTATAGGTTTAAGGCGATATCGTTGTAAGCTAGTAGTTTATCAAAGCAATCAATTAAAAGCTCCTGAAAAGGTCTTATAACGGTGTTATCCATTAATAAAGATGCTGTTTTAATTTCATCGGCATTACTTGAGAATCCAGAGCTTGTTCTAATACCTAATAAAAAAGGCGAAACAACCCTATGAGCAACCTGTATTTTAGATTGCGATTCCTCTGATAAAAATTGATACTGATTATGTGCGTCGCTTAACTGTACTGGCGTTATTTCTGCCTGACTTTCTTTATTATCGTTAAAAGCTAAGATAAATTTACCTGCATTAGATGTTCCAGAAAACTTCTGTGCAATCTTACTCTCGATTAATTGTCTCTCTTCTTGATTTGGTGTACCGTTGTTGAAGTTAATAAGCATTGACGGTGCTAATCCATTCATTATGTTGTTTAAATGGTAGTTAGAAACCTCCTCCTCTAGCTCTGCGTACTGTAAACCTCCTTGATAATCGACAGGAGAGTAATAATAAAACCCTGACTTATAAGGTTTAATGTAGTATATCTCTATGTCTTGGTTTGACATACCGTATGCAGGTATTCTTAGAGGTGTATCGCTTCTTTTTATGTTAGCCCAGTCCTTAAAATAGTAATACGCAGGTATATCGCCGTCTTCATTTGCCTTCTCTGCTCTAAGCGTCTCTATTGGCATGTGTTCTAGCTGTGCTATTTTCTTTCTGCCTTTAGCATATATTACTTGTATTGCACATTGACCCATTAATTTAAGATCATAGGCTAGTTTTCTAACAACATCTTTTTTAAACAAAGAGACCATCTGAGCGTACTCGTTAGGTTTTCTACTTGCGTCGGTAGCATTAAGACCTTTGCCATAAATAGCTTGACTGATACCGTTTATTGCGGCATTATTAGTAGGGCTTCCGTTATATCTATCTATAAGGTATTGAAAATAGTTATTATCTGCTCCGTATTCAATCCAGTCCTTGCCATTTACCTCTTTAATCTCAGGGCTAGTATAAGTGCTAAGACTAACTATACCAAACTCTGAGTTTTTAGATGTTCTTTTAAACTGTCCTTTCTCATTTCTTAATCGTGTTTTTTTCATCTTACTGTATAAGTGTTATCAAAACCATTATAAAAAGTAAATTGGTCTTTATTTAATTGATAGTGATCGTTATCGTTTAGTTGGTCAATATCTTGATCTGTACAAAATATTCTGTCTCTAAATATGTCTTCTTTAAAGTTCGAATCTATTTGCCATAGAACATCATAAAGATTCCAAAAGCTATTATTAGTATTCCAAAAATTATAGTCTATAAATAAATATAAATCGTAAAAATGTGCCTCAACCAAAACAGGATTAAACACTACGTTTGTCTGTAAATAATTCCCTACAGTCGTTCCTGACGAGTTAACATAATCTACCGTAACATTGGTACTGTCATCTCTTACTCTTATAGTAAAAGCGCTGTCATCATACTGTCTAGGTATAATCGATAAAGTTTGTGCCGCAGCAGAAGTTGTTAAGATTATCATACACTTATATAACGTAAAAACTAAGTTAATTTGTGAAATTAGCCTTAACAAAAAAAAAGCCCCCTATTATGGAGGCTCTTTTATTAACTAAAAACTAACTATTATTATGCAGTTGGATCAATTTGTACTGCTGATGGTGTAGGTGTAGCGTTTAAGAAATAAGGCGCTGTCTCTTCTAACCCTTCAAATGTTAGAGTAAACCCTGACAGATCTCCTGCCGCAGCTCCTGTTACAACAGTCCCTCCTGTTACTTCCATTCCGTTTTCAAATCCACACAAGAAGCTATTACCGTAGTAATCAACGACTACTGCGTAAGGTCTAGCAACTGCTAGTTCTTGTAACTCTGCTTGTGTCTTTGCGTCTAAGAATGTTAATGTTAAATTTAATGTTTGTGTGTAAAATGTCGTTCCATTCTCTCTGCTACTTGTTACAGTAGTTTCAAGGCTAGAGTTTCCTTTTACATCATATTCAAACCATACTGGAGCAGGAGAACCATTTGTTATTGTTGCAATCTTTGATGTAGAATCTACAGCGATTGACGCAATAGTTCCAAAGTCTGCAAACAACACACTTTTTATACCTCCAAAGGCACTTTTACATGGTATTTTTCTACCCGTGTTTAATGTACAAGCCATAATTTTATATATTTTTTTAAAAAAAAAGGGTAAGTAGATAATCCACCTACCCTATTCTTATTGGTTAATTATTAATTTTAAGCGTACTCAACTAAGTCAGATGCAACTCCGAATTGAACGGCACTTGTGAACCTCATGACCATACGAACATTGTTACTCGCATCCAAATCTTGCATGTCTAAGACCTTCACAACATTTGTGTCATTTAATAAGCCGCAGCCGAAATACAAGTTGCTTCTTTGAGCAGCGTACATTTTGTTATTACTTATGCCTGGACAAACAAAGATCTTAACTCCGTTTACAGTAAGAGATCCGTTGTTCCACCATTGAGTCCCTTGTGCGTTTGTACCATTTGCTCCTAATCCATTTGCTGCAAACCCTCCAAGAGCCTGAACATAGAATTTTGCTGCACTACTTGGAATATAGATAAATAAATCTTCTTTTCCATATAATGAAGCAGGAATAGCATCTACAACTTTAGATAATTCAGCAATAATATTTGCTGCACTTAATCCACCACCACCAACTGCTGCTACTTGCTGACTTGCTGGAATATCTCCTGCTGCTGCTGAAGCTGCAATTAGTTTTTCAAACCCATCAAATGAGTTATTCGATGCTGCTGCAGTGTCTCCTTGCCATATACATAACTCAGTATTTTGAGCTACTTCTGCCGCTACATGAGCGATCATAAAGTCTGAAAATTTAGGAGGTAAAGATTGCCCTAATCCATAGCCCATAGACTGTGCTTCCCAATCGTTTACGAAGTCATACTTACATAACTGTAAATTTACTTGCAATTCAACTGGTTGGATAATTCTCTCAGTTAATGTTACACTAGAATTAGGATTAAAATCACAAGATGCAGGACTTACTAAAGACCCTGTAGCTAGTTTTTTAATTACTTCTTTAAAAGCAATATTTGCCTTTACTGTTAATCCACCATCGTCGATAGTAGATGCACTCAATAATGCTGCTGCTATGTATTCTCCCGCAAACTCTCCCGCATAGGTTGTAGTTATGTTAGTTGCAGTTGCTAATTGTACGTTTCTTTGATTACTCATTTGTTTTTATTTTATTAGATTAATATTATGATTCAGATGCCCAGATTCCAACACCACCGATTATGTACCATTGTGTTAAAGCTACTGCTCTAATTACTACATAGTCTCCTTTGTTTGCTGTTGCTTTTGTGTTAATCCAATCTTTATTTACAACTCCACTTGCTACTGAATCAGCAGAAGCGTTTGCAATACTACCGTTAAAGCCATCAGTTGAATGTGGGCTTAATGTGATAATGTTATTCCCATCTGCTCCTGAGTTTCTAAATAAGAAAGTTAATCCTAAGTTTTCTGAATGAATTTTTGGTAAACTTATTACTAATGCATCTGTTGCTATATTATGGTCAATACCAGCATCTCCTGCTGGAACAGAAACTGATGCCGTTAATGTTTTTTGCGAAACTTGATTGCGTTCCACATCATTTGATAAAAAGTTAAATGTGCTCATTTGTTATTGTTTTTTGATTATTTATTTAATTTGCTTAATACTCGATCCATAGCCGTTGAGTTAAATTTACCTTTAGCAAAATTAACTTGCTTTTTAGCAGATACAGATTCAGGGTTGTGTTTGATAGGCTTAACTGCAGCCTCTGTAAACTCCTCTTTTACTGTTCTACTTTTTAAAGACTTCTCAGCGTCATTTGAAAGATCCTCTTCTTTAGGCGTCATCATTTCTCGAATTTCCTCGATATTAGCTTTAATCTCTTCTACTGCAGAAGATAGCTCTTCTCTTGTAACATAGCCCATGTCTTCTTTCTTGTCTTCTTTTTTCTCTTCTTCGTCTTCTAAATCGGAAGTAATCTCTTCGCCGTCTTTAGCTTCTTTTTGTGGAGCTTCGTCTGCGACCTCTCTAACGTCGTCAATTATACCCTCTTCGGCTACAACTACAAGTCTGCCATCTTCGAGTAAATACTCGCCTACAGGCATCGCTACTTTCTCGTCATCAGTTACGATAAAAAGTTCTTTTCCTTTTTCAAAGGATTCGGCACTAACTAGAGTACCATTTTCTAGCTTTTGCTCTTCAAGTTTTACCTCAAGATTTAAAAGCGTTTTAATTTGATTGATCATTTCGGTTGATTTCATATTATATATATAACGGGTTAATTATTAAAATTTGTATTTTCACTCAGGTTCTAGTTATAACTCCAATGCCTTGAGCCCTCACAGAGCCATCACAACAGCTTATTGAATAAGTATTGGTATTCCAACATAAACAAGCTCTACCGCTACCAGTAGGCGAAGTTCTGCTAGGAATAAACACCCCTTGATTTGGTTTATTATTTCTCTGCATTTTCTGGAGTTAAAATTTTTATTATTTTTTCGAGGATTTTGTCTTCTTTTGACATATCTTCTTTAATCTTTTCTTTAGGTTTTTCCATTTTGTCAGCAAAATAGCCTTCAATCGAGAAGCCCTTAACTTTATTCGTTTTAACATATTCGTTCCATATTTCGTTATTATTAACTTTGACCGCACCCATCCATGTACCTACGGGAACATTTAAACCGTACTTTCTAGACTTGTCTTGCGTCTCGCTTTCAACAATCCAACTCTCGACTAACGTCAAACCCTTCAATGCCTGATCGTGTTCAAGAGTCGCACTGTTTTGATAGCCGTTTTTTAAGTACATCTGTGATGCCTTTACTATCGTGTCTTTAGAAAAGAAGATGTAATAATCGCCTTCGTCTCCATTTCTGTATATTGGTTTATTAGGTATTAATAAAGCACCTAATAAAATTCGTTTTTCTTTGTCAATTTCTGCTAATTTAATTTCTTGATTGTTTAAAGCAACAAAATCTGACTCTATTGCAGGGCTTTCCACGATTGAGATCGCTTCGATTCCACCTTCTTCTTGCTCTTCGTCAAGTATTAGTTCAATTATCTTCATATATATATAACGTAAAAAAGTTTAAAATTTGTTAATCTATTGTAGCACCCGACACTATATTACGCTCTAAGCTCTGTGCCGAGGTTACGTCATTTGCTACAACATAGGTCTGAATCGGTTGCTGACTCTGACCGCCTATAGCGTCGGCTAATTGATTTGTGTTACTTGCCCCTACTACATTAAAAGCGGGTGGAGCGGATTCAACAGGTGCAGGAGCAGATCCTGTCGATGTTGGTAAGTTTGGTCTAGAAACAGACCCCCCTTCTCCTAACGCACTTAATCCTTTAGACGTAGCAGCTACTGCTGATGCAATTCCTAGTCCTGCATTAATAGTATTTATAGCAACC